TCTCGCCCTCTGGGTCAGTAACTCCCATGCGGTCCATTGCCCTCTCTGCTGACCAGAGTCGGTTCTGGACAAGGTTCACTGCAGTCTGCGCCATTTCGATTGTGTCTCGTGGTGTCAGCTCAGGCGGGGTAATTGCAATTGTGAATTCCCCGTCGATGATGTTACCAACGCCCTTGTCCTTGTTGGACCAGATGCGTGCGCATACTTCCCATACGTCCTGAACCCATGAGTACAGGAGCTTCCGCTTGGGGCTAATACGAGCTTCGTAGTTGGCCATAAGCTGAGCGATTGCCCGGCTAGACCCAAGTACGCTGGATGGAGCTAGTCCTAGGAGCAGGTCGTTAAGACCAGACACTACGGCTAGCTCGCGGTCGATCCGCTTGTTGTAATCCTCAACCTGGAACTGTGGGATGAATGGGCTGATAGACTCAATGCGGTTTCCTGCCCCAGGGGTAGCGACCTGGTTTGGCTTCGGGATAGCGTTAGCAGGAACCTCATCCGGAGCTTCCGCGCCCACAAGCTGCCACATCTGTCCTCCGACAACAGAGTGGATCATTTGTGCCTGGGCGGTGATCTTCTCGTCCTTCTCTCGCAGTAGCTGCTCAATGTCGTAGAGCTCTGGCTTGCCGTATGGGCTTCCAGGGATCATGCTGTTACGAAGAATGATGTAAGGGATAACGCCTTCCATCTCCGGGTGCTCAGTCTTCTTTACGACTGTGTTGCCAACAATGATTGCATTGCAAACAAGGGCCGGCTTACCTGGCTGTGTAGGGTGCTTATACCAGTAGTCCATGACCTCGATCTTCATCTGGTCATACGCAGTCTGGTACCTGACAGGGTCCCTGTGGTAGCTGTTTAGATAGATGCTAGCGATAGGGTCATCGTGCGTGCTGGCCGATGTGTATGGGTACCACTTGCTACCATCGTTTACCGGGATGACGTTGATGCCATAGTCTTCAATAGCGGCCTGCGGGGAGATACCGTAGCTGTACAGTGCCCAGTCAATTCGACTGTAGTCGGACGTCCCGTAACCAAGGTATAGGTTTTCAGGGGTGTCAACGATCTGAACCGTAGGGACCTTGGATACCGGGTTCCAAAATACCTTGGCAGCTGTTGTACCGTAAAGAGCCTTCAACAGACATGCCTCTTCCATTCGTAGGTCCATGTCATTAGAGTCCCACCATGCGTAGAACAGTCGCTCTCGACGTGTTGCCTGGTTCCTCTCAGTTGTAGTTGGGCCAGTAGGTACGTAGTTTACAATAGGTGTCACTGCCTGCAGTGAGGCTGGGATCTGAACGTACGACGCGTGAACGTTGACAGATACGTGTGACCTGCCGGATAGGCGGGCGCTAGGGTCTTCTGCCCAGTGGTCTGCCCCTCCAAGTGTGAAGGTCTGTGGGTGGAAATAGTGATCGTATCGTCGATAGAGAGCACGCATTCGGTTCTGCTCAGGCTCAACCATCTGCTTCTTTACTATGGCGTCACCGATAATACCGAAGTACTCGTTCTCTTCAGCTACCTCGCCAATGGCGTTAAGGCGCTGCTTCTCCATGCTGAGAGCCTTCTTCTGGGCGTCTGTCAGGTTAGACATCTTAGAGTAGTCTGCAGAAATCTTCTTGCTGAATACCTTGCCGCCGGATACGACCATCTTAGGAACAGTCCTGATACCCTTGCCTGCAGGGTTTGATCGGCCCTTCTGGACAGCGCTCTTCATAGGAGGTGTTCGCTTCTTTGCTGCCGCAATGGTAGGCTTCTCTCCGCCAAGCGCCTTCCTAGCTGCTACTGCAGATGCTTTGATTGCTGCGATTGCAGCTTCAGGAGCATTAGTATTAGCAGCAGAGATGCTGGACACTACGTTGCCACCGCTCTGGGTTAGCTTAGAAGGCTTGCCCTTCATGGACTGTCGTGCCTTTTCGAAGTTGGTACCGATGTCCCGGATGGTGCTAGCTGGAGCTACCGCTGGGTCGTCAGTATAGAAGGATGGCTGTGGCTTTCCGTTTACAAATGAGCCAGGTAGCTTCTTAAGTCCCTTACCTTTTGCCATTATGCATACTCCCCAAAGTAGCTAAACACAGGCTTCTCAACCGGGTTGGAAGGGTTGCGCGTAGCGTGCCTGACCGAGAGGGCAAGTGCCATCACGGCGTCTGTTGATAGGTTCTTGTCCGCAAGCTTGTATCCCAGTAGCTGGCGCCGTAGCTCCATCCATACTCCTGTACGAGGAAGCTTAAGCTGGCCACGGTCGATGACAGCCTTCAGGTCACCAAGTAGCTCTAGCTTCTTTGCCTTAGTTCCGCCGAAGTCGTAGTCTCGTAGTGGCTTAATGATGCTGAACTCCTGTCGGAATAGCTTTCCGCCAAACCCAGTTGAGTCAACGATAGTTGTGCAGGTTGCCCCATCCTGAGTGTATAGAAGGTGGCCCTCTCGAACCATGTTGATGACTGCAGGTATAGTCTGCTTGCCAATCTTTCGCCTGCAGCGAACACCTACCATAATCTGCCGATCAGTGTAATCAATAGTTACTGCCCAGGTTGCATCAGAGGAAATACCAGGGTCCACTCCCTGTGCGTATCGTCGCTTTGCGGCAGGGGGCTGCTCATCTTCAAAATCTACAAAGCACCCATCAACCATCTCAGCGTTGAAGTAGGCATCTCGTGCCTCGATGAAGAAGCCATCAATGTTCTGCGGCACCAGGTACTCTGCCTGCTGGCGAACGATTGATTCAAAGGTTTGAGAGTTTAGTCCAAACCCTACGTTGTCGCGGGTCGATAGTCGGAAGCTCATGAACTGCTCGTCCTTGTTAGGGTTCTTAGGGTTGCCAAGTTCCCACAGGTCTGCGTAGTCGTTGATGCCCTCAGTAGGTGTGCCGATGAAGTGCAGCTGGCCACCTGTAGACAGGCGGCGCAGGTTGAGAACCTCCTGATAGATCATAAGAAGGTGAGGCTCAAACGCGGCTTCGTCGAAAGAGATGCCATTCATGTCCTTTCCAAGCAGGGCCTTAGCCTTGTCTTGGGTTGTACGGAAGTGTATGTTAGCTCCCCCAAATACTGGGTGAATCTTGATCCACAGATATTCTCCACGGTACTTCTTGTCGAAGACGTATACAGGACCAATCTCCTTAATAATCGGACATCCCCTGCCGCGTTGGGCTGGGTGTGAGCCTTGAAAAATCATAGAAAGCTCACGATGCACCAACTCCGCAGTCTCCTGCTGGATGCCGATGTGGTACCACTCATAGGGCTCCGTAGTCCAACGCTCAGCGTCGGCCTGGTTGTTCAGCTCCGAGGGGCGAAGCCCTAGCTTGTATGTGGCAGAGTGCAGGATGCCCACAGCCATTCCAAGCGTCTTACCCGCTCGATTGCCAGCGGAGCAGACGGTGGTCAGGTACTTGGGCCTGTACCCCGTTTCATCCCTGGCTGACATACCCTGGAGCCAAGTAAGCTGGCCAGGGTTGAGATTGATACCAAGCCAACGAGAGGCGAAGAAACCGATGTCGGTTCTGCCTCTGGCTAGATCTTGAGCAATCTCAGTAGTAAGATTCATTTGTTCCTTGCGCTAATTGCCTTAGCCTTGGACTTGGCGTCAGCCTTGCTGCTCGCCCCCCAGGCCTGAAGTGATAGCAGTAACCGCGTGGGCCGTCCCTTTGAGTCCCGCTCTGGCCCGGGCATGTTACCCATGCGAGCCAGGAACGAAGCCCTTCGCGGATTGTCCCCTGACTTAACAGGGGCTTTGAGCGTGCCGCCCTTATAGCTGGCACGCCCCTTAGCATTAAGACCACCGGCTGGGTTCTTTCCCTCTTTTCGGGTCCAGGCAGCTGTCTTTGGCATTACTTCTTCTTGCCCTTCTTGGCAGTCTTAGCAGAGTCCTTAAAAGCCTTGTCCGTAGGTGCGCCCTTCTGACCAGGCTTTCTCATCTTCTCACCACGCTTACGCTTAGCGTGGATGTTTGCGTAAAGGCCTGGCTTAGCCACGCTGGGCTGCCGTGCGCTGGCCTGACTTGTTCGTACCACGGAGCGTCTTACCGCCCTTGGCAATCTTCTTGAAAGGAGCGGCCTTCTTGCCCTTACCCTTGCCGCCCTTCTTCCCCTTGTCTCCGGCCTTGCCGTACATGTTCAAAAGGAAAGCTGGCATCTTCTTCTTACCTGGCATTACCTATTTCCTCGTCGGCGTTGAGTGTACTCACTTTTCTCCGTAGGAGTTTCTCGACCAGTCACGGTAGCTTCCATAGTGCTGCGAGGTGAGAACTTATTAGGCTCACGCTTTGTGGGCTTAACGTATGGCCCGGTTGCACGAGGTGTTGGCTTCATTCGGGAGGTTGTAATTACCTTATCACCGTTAGCCTTCTTGCGTACAACGTCTCCAGACTTCTTTCTAACGACACGGTTTCCGTTACTCCGGACAACGACCTTTTCACCAAGCTTATTTGTTACAGTCTTGTCCCCAGCTCGTGCCTTAATCTTGTACCCACGAGTACTCTTGCTAGTTACATTTCCCTTTGAGTCTGTGGACCGGCTGAAAACGCGAGACTTGATAGTCGCGTTTACAACTTCCTTCTTTTTCTTAGTTGGCGCCATCTTCATCTTCTCCCTTGTATCCAAACGACTTATCGCTTGGGTTAAGCCAGCGTAGTACCACCGGCAGAATTGCAGCCAAGCCGGCTGACACGACTGACTTGAACGTATTAGCGTCCGAGTCAAATGCGCTGCCACCGAGCGCAATCCATTGCGCCAAGCATGCAGCTACGAACGAGCGTCCCCATGACGCCAGAGTGGACTTAAGCTCCTTGCTCATCCATAACCTCCATTGCTGTGCCTTCTACCAAATATCCGCCACCTAGTATTCCAGCCATGGATATGGCCAGTTCGCGGTCAGCGTTCTTTTCCTTACGACGGTCCATCATCTCCTGGGCCCTGAGGCCCTCAGACAGGGTAGGGATTACATCCCCATTCTCAACCATCTTATAAACGTACGTGCTAACTAGGCGAGCCAGATCCCCGTTGGTAGTCTCAACCTTTATAGCGCTCTGAATGTTCTTGGCTAGATCGTTTCGTGCCTTGATGTGCTCTACTGTCATGTGCTGCCTTCGGTGGTTTCCCAGGGTGATGCGGCTGACATACTTACCTTCAGCCTTAAGCCAGTCGGACACCTTCTGGTCAGAGATACCCTCTGTCATCTTCCGGTTGATTACATCAACCAGTGCGTGTACGCATACTGCGCACTTACTCAGCAGCTTCATCCTCTACCACGGGCTCGACTACGGGCTCCTCAACGACTGGATCCAGCGTAACAGGGTCTAGATTGGTGATATCTTCGTCAATGACCTTTGGCTCTGGTCCCAAAATAGCCTCCACTTCCTCTTCGCTTAGTCCGAGCGCCAGGAATTTTTGCCTAGCTAGCTCAACAAGTGATGCCTGGACTTCTTCCTCTTTGTTAATCTCTTCGATTTCAAGCAATCGAGCATTATGCATTTCTAGTAATTGTGCAGTCTCTTCTGCGGAAATATCCTCTACTCTCTCTTCGCCAGTCGCTATATCGAATACAGTTCTTGTCAATGTCATGATAGTGGACCCTCACCATAAACTTCTATTGTCGAACCTACTGCCCAAGAATTTGAAGCATAAAAACCAAAAGATGTTATTGCGGCAGTGTTATTCCAATGAAACGCTCCTGAGGACCACTGAACCCTATCCGTTGCAGATTGACCGCCACCTAGGTAGTGACCGTTCTTGGTTTCAGTGGTTGAGGAATAATTAAAAATATTAATCTCGTAGTGAGACGACGGAATCCATGTGCTGTTTTTCACTCCCTCTATTCCTGCGCTAAGGTACCAATATGGTTGGTAATTAGGATAGTAAGTGCTAGCGTCTAGGGTCAAAGTTTGTGTCATGAAATTGCTATATGAAGCGTTAATAAAACCTTGAATGTACGAAGCGGTTGTAGTTGCAGCCTTTGCGTTTCTTATTATCACCCTAAGGTGCCTATACGTTTGAGGGATACC